GAGGCGTGATAGAATCTCGCATCACGAATAACATGCAATTTTTGATAACCGAACTGCTGATCGATTGATTAAGTGCCGTGATTTGGTCCTTGATATTGACACCCTTCATAATGGGCTTGTAACTATCCAGATCCCAATTCGAATCGGTTGGAAGATGGTAGTACAAGTCCCATTTGTCATTCAATAACGAGGGGTCGCTCATATGTGTATTGTAGAAATTATAATTCAGTTTCTTCTTCAATTTTTTGCGGAATGAGCGGGATTCCAGTTTCGTCAATTGCGATAACCTCTTCGATAAGCTCCTCCTTGGACTCCTCCTTGGACTCCTCCTTGGACTCCTCCTTGGACTCCTCCTTGGGCAGTTCCTTGGACTCCTCCTTGGACTCCTCCTCGGGCAGTTCCTTGACGGCAAATTTGCGTATGCTCAAATGAATATACTGGGTTGCATTGAGCTCAATTGTACTCATACAATCGTCCATTAGTTTGAGAGTATATGATTCATCGAATATATAGGGAAGTGATTGGTATTGCAAAAGGCGCTGAACAAATCCAACGCTAAATAATTCATTTCCATCGCGCATATAACAGCTATTTACAACAAGTGGAATTGACTTTTCCATTTTTGGATGACAGTATTCAATTGATATAAATCTTACACGGGATCGTTTGTCTTCATATTGTACATTATGGGTTGGTAATAGACGAACGATATAGTTCCCCTTGTATTTTATCATCGCAAAAGTATTAATGATGTTGCCTATGGCGCCAGGACTATCAATACGATCATTGGTATCTTCAAGAATTATCGGGATATCAGAGTCGTCTGTAATATAACTGCCCATGTTAACATAATCCTCTGTGATGAACGTCATCGGTACGGATTTAGATAGGGTTTCTCGATAGCATTTTACAGTGTTAAACCATGAGAAACGGTTGTTTGGTTCGTATTTTTGATTGGTGAAAATGCGACACAAGTCGAACGCAACATCTTCTGAGATGTTGCAAAAAATGGCAAAAAATGGCACGTATGTATAACATTTGTCGTATGCCCCCTTCAAGTACGTGTGTATAAAGCTACATGCCACAATCAATTTGAGGAAAAATGAGCTATTTGTTAGCTTTGTAGTAAGGTCTTCCAAACTCCTTGATGCGCGGTTAAGTAATCCCATTTATGATACGGTAATACATCGCATTTTTTTATATCTGTATAGTGCATGACCAAGAAATATAAATCCGGATTGTTCATATTCCGACGCGATTTGCGTCTTGAAGATAATAAGGCATTATACGAGTGTGTAACCCAGTGCGAACGGGTACATGCATGTTTCGTATTTACGCCAGAACAAGTAGGAGCCAAAAACGACTACCGATCAACGAACGCAATACAGTTCATGATCGAGAGCTTATTTGACCTCGAAAGTCGCGTTCGCAGTATTGGAGGGAAGCTCGTATGTCTGAAAGGGAAAAATAATGAAGTGATTTCATCGGTAATTGCAGAGATTTCGCCCGATGCCATATTTTTCAATATGGATTATACACCTTATGCAAGGGAACGTGACGCTACCGTCCGCAAAATATGCGAACGCGCTAATATTCCTTGTATTGAGAGTCACGATTATTACCTTCATGTTCCCGGGTCGGTGTTAACTGGCACCGGATCGGTATATAAAAAATACACTCCTTTTTATAATGCGGTTCTCCACCTTCCCGTTGACAAACCTGTTGTGAAACGTATCAAAAATATCCATAACTCATTATTCGGAGGTGACTACATCGTATCTCTTAAAGAGATGCAGAGAACCTTCCCTCAAAACCCGGATATCATGGTAAGAGCGGGACGAGATATCGCGCTGTCGCGACTTGAAATCGGAAAGAAAAAACAGACAGACTATGACAAAAAACGTGACTTCTTTACATACGACACGACCCATCTATCGGCCTATATCAAATTTGGTAACCTATCTATAAGAGAAGTTTTTCATACATTTGCCGGCACTTACGGAATTGAACATGGTGTCATGCGCGAGCTGATATGGCGCGACTTTTTTGCACATGTCTTGTTTGGGTACCCGGATGTGTTGGGACAAGCATACGTACCGCGTTATCGAAAACTAAAATGGCGCCGTTCTCAAAGCGATTTCGAGAACTGGTGCAATGGAACAACGGGCATTCCGATTGTTGACGCAGGTATGCGACAAATGAACAAAACAGGGTATATGCATAACCGCGCCCGTATGATGTGTGCTACTTTTTTGGTCAAGACGCTACTTCTCGACTGGCGTCTCGGAGAACGGTACTATGCACAAAAACTTACCGACTATGATGTTGCGTCAAATAATGGTAATTGGCAGGCCATTAGCGGCACAGGCGTGGACATGAAACCATATTATCGCGTTATGAGTCCGTGGACACAGAGTCGCAAATACGACCCAAAATGCGAATATATCCGTACATGGGTACCTGAACTGAAAGATGTACCCGACCGGGATATTCACGAATGGGATGAAAAGTGGAAGGACCACAAAGGGGTGTACAAAAAGCCCATTGCGGACGTATCTGCGCGCACGGAAGAAATGGTTGCCATGTACAAAGCGGTCTAAACATGTCATAAATATATGACATGTCTATTTAGATGTCAAGAGCAATGCTGCGGTCAGATTTCTGCTTGCGCTTCTGGGTACGCTTGGGAACCTTTCCGTCGGTCATATCGGCAACTGAGGCTGCGCTCACTACCGAATCGCTTTTCTTTTTCTGGATGTTCACGTTCTTTGTCTTGAGACCCGCGAGAAGGTCATCAATGTCTGAGTTCTTGGGACCTCGCATTTCCGGTCGCGTGCTCTTTTCTTGTGTTACCTTTCCTGCCGTGTCTAATTCAATGCCAGATTCTGCATGGGACAGATCGGGTCTGGATTCGGGACGTGATGACCGCGCGGTTTGCGTGGCTTGAGGCGCAGGTGGGGGCGGTCCCGTTGGCTTGGGGGTGTTAGACATCATATCGTTGGCCATGGCAAAAGCAGGCGAGTTCTGACTCATACTGTTAACCGTAGCGTCAGTAAACGCCTTCATCAGGTCTGGATTCTGTCGCATCACATCATTGAACCCGGGTACTGAGGTAGAAAGTGCCTTGTTGGTGAAGTTTACTACAGCCGCACTGAACCCTAAGCGGAGAAGTAGCGAAAGCTCGGGCGCAATCTTACCTCCCTTGTATTTTTCGTACAGTTCCCCGAACAACTCCTCGTAGCTGTCAATGTCTTCGTTCACTTGTTCGCCCCAACCATCAAGGTTTACATCAAATGGATTAAATGCCGAGTTTGCATATTCCAATGAGTTCACTGCGGTCATAAACCACCACCCCTGGAGCTTGACGCTGTCTTTATGGCGCTTGTCTTCAAGTGCGGTTTCGTACTCATCTTCGACTTCATCAAAATCCGACTCCATCGTGAGGTTATTCTGAAGCTTGATGAGTCCCTTATCATTCCAGTCTTCCAACTTCTTGAGCATGATTCGCTTCTTGCGGCGCATCTCACGATCGCTCATTCTCTGTGTGGGGCGCTCGGATGGCATCTTCATGAGATCGGAAGACTGGCCCACGAAGTTTGCCGTGGCGCTTCCGAGACGAGAATCGGTGGGCTCGTCCATTGCGGGTATCGATGGCATTGGATCTATGTTTATTTCCGGTTCTTCCATGGGTGCCATTGACGGGAATGATTCAGACATGCCTCCTCCATTCGAGGATGTTCCCGTAAGATCATTCAATTCATTTTCAAGTGTGTTAAGGTCACCAATTTCAATGTCATTGTTTGCGGCTCGGGGTTTGTCATTCATGAGTAGTTCAATGCCGGCTCCCGAAAATCCAGACGATCCAATGTCATCAATACCAATTTCTACAGCTTCCATTATGTCATAAATAGAGTATTTGTTTCTAAATTCTACACGCGCAATAATATTTGCTCAATGTACCATACTCCTTGCAAAAAGGCGTCGGCGAGATCGTCTTTTTTGGGTGTGTCTAAAACTTTTTCCCAATGGACAAGGTTGCGCTGATGCAAAACCTGTCTGCAAAATTTCACCCCGTCTGTCTTGTTTGCGCGATATCCTTGTGCCTCACCCCGTGCAAAATGTTTGAGTTTGTTTTGGGAGCTGATAAACTTGATGTCGACTTCATCCTGGCGCATAATGTAAAATTGGGCGAGCATGCCCTGGATTGTCTTCATGCGGTTTGCAATCGGCGATATTTGATTCTCGATGAGCACGAGGTCTACTTCCATGGAAAAGTAGGTTTCACCCGCAGCTTTGAGTCGCTTGCCGATATCGATGAGGTCATAGTCCTGACATTTGCGCGTTTCTTTTTTGTAAGGAACCAGACGATGCTTCAAATAATAGTCCACCAAAAACGCGATTCGGTCCGCTTTCGTTGTAGCAATCGGCATGGGGATACATTGACTGCACCGTTGGGCAATTTCCGCGACACTTAGTTTTCCTAACGCAGTCTTCTTCATGCTGTTGTCGTACTTTGGAATGTTGCTCTTTTCGGCATGGCTCTTACAATATGTTCGGCCGTTGCATACAAACACTGCCTTGTTTGTACATGGTTTGCCATTCTTTTGTGTCTCGCTGCATTTTTGTGTAACAACCTTATTACTTTCTATCAAATCCACTACTTTCCAGTCTTCTATGGATACATCATTGCCCGATACTTCAAAAATGCAATAGGCCAGGTTTTTTATACCAACGTCAAAGCTTGCAAGTTTCATCTGTATTTATGTGTCATGTTTTATCCTATAGCTAAACGAATATGGAGATTTTATGAAGCATGTTCTTCACAAAGTCTAATTATTTTTTCAAAAAACCTGTCATATTTACTTCCGGTGCCACTGCCAAGTACGTAGACGTTACCTCTTTCAGATAATTTTGTTTAAGGTCACTGTTATTATGCACAAGTGGGTCCATTAAGCTTTCATATAGCCCATTTTCAGTAATAGGTGTTTGCATCTCATGTTTTCGTGGAAGAGGAGTGTTTTGTAGTGCGCGACGATACTCCCAACCAGTCATGAACTCTTTTTTCGACTGATTGCATAAATTCATATCTTGTGGGCATGCCACAGGTCCTGCTTCTTGTTTGTATACTTTGTTTATTCGTGCGTACTCCATATACAATGTCTAAAGATAATACTTCAAACTTATAAGTTTGCACGCACAACATCAAGCAATTCGGATTTGCGCATTCGGTAATAGTAAGGTACTGGTGGCGTGAACTGTCCTACCAGATCTTTCAATTCCGCAACGGTCAGTTCTTCATAATTGTCTGGAACAATATTTTGTCCCGCCTGCGATTCTGCTGAAACCGTTGCGTCGGGAAATTGTAATTCCGGCTCTGAATCAGAACTTTTTCGCGCCGCATCATCCTCGTCAAACTGTTGAAGCATCAAGTCCTCCGCATCACTTTCTAAAGTTGCGTCATCTTCAATAATGACAATCGAACTCTCGGCATTCGTTTGCGATTCTTCATCATTTTCATCCTGCATTATCATGTTTCCGGCTGGGTATTCACGCGAGTCATTATCCGACGCATATTTGTAATCAACGCCTTCTTCCATCTCTTTGATCTCGTCATCCGAACTCTCTTCGTCATCCGAACTCTCTTCGTCATCCGAATCATTATCAGAGTCCTCTTGCGAGTCTTCAATTTGTGGTAATTCATCAATTTCTTCGACACGGTGTTCGGATACATTTCCACCACTTGGTGTTAGGTAATGTTCCATACCTTCCATGTGTATTGTCCCTGCGGTTAAGTCCATTTCTTGAACATTTAATTTGGTAACAATATTGTTTACAATCTCCAACAGAGTGGAAACTCTTGTCTCCAGCGAATTAATTCGCTGTCGGAAATGATATACCATCATCGCAACAAGAACTACAGACACAACAACACTTCCAACAAAAAACGTATTCAAAAAGTTCATAATTGATACCATTGTATTATAGTTAGAATCAAACCACTCTTTTTATTTATTTTCGACCATTAATTATATAATGGATATACGTCGTGCGCTTCTATCTGACCCGAAAAACATGGCCATTACTGCATTAGTCGCCATTCTTATTCTTATGCTTTTAGGAATCAATGTGTTTATCGTTATTGGAAATATTATGGAAGTACTCGTGTCCGCGTTTGGTCCCCTTATTGCTTACATTATTCGATCGGTCGGGTACATCATTGGTACTATTATTACCCAGGTTGCCGCACTCTTTGGAAATATTGGGCGCCTCGGTGTGACTGCGGTTGAACAAACCGCCAAGACCGCCGGAAATGTTATTCAGAATGTCTCTGGAGGTCCCGTGACTGAAAACATGGCGACCGAACCCGAACCCACATATACCGCTAACCCCATCATGCAAAAAGAAGCAAAGGGTGGATACTGTTATGTTGGTGATAACGATGGACAGAGAGGGTGCGTCGAGGTGGACGATCCTGCCATGTGCATGTCCGGACAGATCTTTCCTGAACGTGAGACATGTCTCAATGCTACCATGACTCCCAATGACCCGAAATTACACCGTCTATAAAAAATATGAGTTGAAAACAACTCATATTTATGGGATAACCAACCCAATTATTTCTTCTTGTTTGCGAGTCGTGATGATTTTCGCGGTACGATATTCTTTGCGACCTCCTTTTTTTCCTGGCGCTTCTTTTTTGCAACAGCCTTTTTTTCAGTAGATTTTTTCAACATAAGAAGTGCTTCGGCTGCGTCTTTTACAGCCTGTTCGTGCTCTTTGGCAAGTCTTTCTTTTCGGATTACCTGTATGAGTTCGCGATAGTTCCTTTCAATGGCTTTGTGTTCGGTCTCCCACTCGTCCATGTTATGAGGATAGTACTTCATGCGAATTGTGCGTTTCTTGTGATCAACCAGTGCTTTCTTCATGAGTTGATATAATTTCAATTCTTCGCCTTTGTATTCCATTGTTTGCTTGTTTGCTTGTTTGCTTGTTTGCTTGTTTGCTTGTTTGCATACAAATTAATCTATTGAAATAATCAATTTTATGGGTTAACCCAATAACTTATCAGCCATAATACAGCACGTGCTCGCCGCCCATAAACCCAACGAGATTGTTGTAAAGACTAATACCAGAGACATCAGAATAATTCCCGCAAATGTCAAGAATCGCACTTTCATAAATGAAATTATATGTTCCATTTTGTGAAGGGTCAAGTGTGGTTATTTCTTCGGTTTCTTGATAGGTAGTTGTGTCATACTCACTATATGTACCGCCGTAATTGTAGCCGACGTCGTTGTTGTTTTTCCATAGAGTTAATGGCGCCCACGCATTTAATATCGTCATTGGATATGCAGTGGGAATATTAACAAAGTAATACGAACCATCATTTACAATATATGTCAGTGCTGGATTATAACTGGAATCATCCACGTAATAGATACCGTTCCGAAGAGTAGTATTTCGCAATTCATATCGCGGTAGATTGTTGTACTTCACTACGCTCACAAATACATGCTCTGATAGTATGCGTGGGGCAACTGGCGCGGGCGGAGGAACTATGGGTGCAGTTGGTGTAGTTGTCGCCAATATGTCCTCTCGGTACCGAAAAATAGACACGATTTCTTCTCCCTGGGAATATGATTCAATGATTACCGACGAACTATCCGTTGATGCATTGGTATTGAAAGTAAAATTTGTTACTGTAGTTGTTTCGGTAGGGTGAGCCTTAATCCCATAATCAAGACCGTCGATGTTTTCTGTAACGGTAATAGGCGGAAAGTTGGTAAACGCGGGCTGATACACAACATCAAATACATAATCCGCCGTACTATTTACGGTCAAGTCAAAAATGTCGATCGTCCCCAAATACAGTTCCCCATGCATTTGATCACCGGTATTAAGGGTAGCATCAACTCAATATCATGAACATCAGGTAACGTTGTGGTTCCCGTGCTCACGATGCTATCATTAAACATGAGACGATATCCAATAGAAGTAAGACTTACATCAACGTTAGTAAATATGCTCGGTTTATTTGCAGTGCCCGTAATATAAAACGATATGGGAATAGAGAGGTTTATTTGCGTGGTAGATGTTGGGGTATCCAACGGATATATAGTCATGGCATACGTGTAAGATGTATAAGACATGGATATGTCTTTTGTGGTCTGAGCATATACATTAAATACGGGCGACGGGAACAGTATACCATAGTCTCGTGCTATTTTGTAGTTATACAGAGGAACGATGGGATCAAGATACAGGTCAAGATTGCCTGGTACGTCAGAATTTGATGAAGGAGCAGGGGCAGCTGATACATCACATACATCTACTGCATTGTTATATACATATGTGTCATAACGATCATCTTGTTTGTTGTATACAACCTTGCGATTCTTAGGCTGTGCCGCACGCGTCTGTACGACGTTTGACCATAGGGACCTTTGTGTTTTTTTACCCACTTTGGTGTCAGTTCTTTCGTATTTCAGTGTCTCTGCCTTTCGACGCATATCAAAATCAAATTGGGTATAGGTTCCATCGTACGGACTTATTTTTTCAAAGCGATTTTTGGGTAAGAATAGCTGTTGTTTTTTCCTACGCTGTGTACAAATATCCTCTACTGATAGTGTGGTTGTGGTGTGTAATGACATATAGTGCTATATCATAACACTATATATTGATTGTATTTATGCTTGTGCTGCATACCAGAGGTTGGACAGGTAAGCATAGTCGCTTATGGGCTTCATTGCCGACAGCGAACTTGATGTGAGATTCGGACCAGCGCGCATCACGCGGTTGATTTCGAATACATCGATAGCTCGGTTAAAATATCGAAGATTGGACATGCGTCCGTTGAACCCACCGTTTTGGTTCAGATACACATTGTAAAAGTTTTGGTTAGGTACGTGCTCTTGTACCACGCGTCCAGATACGGTTCCGTTCACATAAACATCCATAATGGTGTTCTGCATGCGAACCGCGACATGTACCCACTTTCGCAGAGGGATGTTCTTGACATCAACTGACTGAGAATTATCGCCATATTTGGTGGTGTTCATCACAACATGAAGCGTATTATCTTCAGGGCCGATATAGACGCCCGGGCCGTTGTGCAGCTTTGCACGTCCGTCTTCGCCATAATCACTGGTACCTTTGTTAAATACATGCATGTATTTCGAAGGTTTGTCTTCGCCGCCGTTTTCTAAAAACAGCCATGCAGACCAGGTAAACTCGAGACCCGTAGATTCATTGTTTGATCGAAGAATGGGAACCGCGTTTGATGACTGGGGGTCTTGGGTGATCATGGCAGACTCACGGCCGCTCAAAAGACCCTTAACAACATAAGGAGATTCGGAGGGCATGGTGAAATATGCAATGATTGCAAGACCAACGCGGAACAAAATGATGAACACTATGATGATCAGTACTAAAAATCCAAATTTCGCAATAATAGAGCTGCCTGCTACCACTTGAGTAGCCGCGGGAGGCACGGCAGCAACTGTTTCTGCGACATTATCATATACCTCTCTTACATTCTCTACACCCATCTCAATACTATCGCGGGCGCGCGCATATAAACCCTTATCTGTTTCCGACATAATATAATATACGTAGAGGTTTTGTTGATACTCAATCGCAATGTTTGTTTGAAACAAACATTGTTCGTCAGTCACTTAGAACAATGATACGCGGGCTTGCTCGACCTGGTCGCGAAGAAGAGACACATCAACACCGTAGTTTGTGATTAATGGTTCTTGACCACTTCCGCGCATGTATTCGTTAAATACCTGCTGAGGGTTGAGAGGATGAGGCCAACGTTTGAATCGCGCAATGTGTGCGTCGAAAACACCAGAGTTGATTCCGGCCGATTTTCCAGGAGGCTGGGCTACCATCACGTTCTCTTTGAAGGCGCGCTCGGATCGCACCAGTTTTCCGTCAAGGTATACATCGATAACATCATTGTCAACGCTTACTGCAATATACGTCCACTTCTGGAGAGGGAAGTTGGTGGTGGCAATCACGCTTCGCGAAGTGTTGTCGATCATAGGGATGTCGATCTTAAGGGTGGGTGACATGGATTCCAGCGCAACTCGGAACCCGGCGCGCTGAATGATCACCTTTTCCATGGTGGAATCCCATGAGTTCACATACACCCAGATTCCGTAAGCATACCGGGTTGAGGCAGGCGCGGATAATTTTGATCCCGCAACACTCATCGGCGCATCTCCAATGTCCTGGTATTTGAACAATTTCTGTCCAGCATCCGTGAGGTAAAGATACAAGATATAGATGAGAATGGATACAAGAATGCCTAAAACAATCAGTAGATAGTTCATTATAATATACGGTTACAAATTTTTACACGATTGGGCTTGGTAACAGACTATACAGATTATATTCGCGCACAATCGCTGAACGGGAAAGTGGGTTAGCAAAATACTTGGTGTTACATAACGCTCCATGTAAAGACGTATCACCTACGGATACCGCGTCCCCCGAAGAGTATACATAATTGTTTACGTTCCAATCTTGACTATCCTTCAGCTTGGCATTGATAAAGATGTCTACGCGATCAATCGTTCGATTGATGACCATATGGTTCCACTTTTGCAGTTCAATCTTTGCGGACATGCGGTGTCCGTTTCCATGTTCGAAAATAACTTCCCCATCGTTGTACTTGAGTTCAACGTTCCCATATTTCAATATGCGCGCCGGCTTTCCAGTGTTCTCGGTATGATTGATGTATACCCACGCACTCAGGCAGAATGATTCTGGTTTGTCGTCATATTCGCGTATTTCATCGTATGCCTTGATTGCCACAGGGTTGTTAAGAAAGATGGGGTCCATTTGAATGGGTAGCGAGCCAACAGTCGTCATTGATCTGGCAAATCGATGAAAGTACAACAACATCAGAACGGCAACCACCTCCAAGATGTATAAACTAAATACGTCCGGTGGGGTACCGCGAATTTCAGTGGAGATGGTGTTGATAAAATCCACTACAAGACATGGGATAAACATGACAAAATGCCCGATGATTCCCATATAGCCACGCAATGAACGCAGATAATTGCCCATGAACGTTCCCAGTAAGTAGAGTCCCACGATAATCGCGAGAACCGTAGTGACGAATATCACGAGCGACAAAAACAAGGAATTTTCGTAACTGAGGTGGATATTGGTGTATATCAACATGAGAACCCATGTGACTACGAGGCCACCAACAATAAGGTTGTCCACGGTATTTATCGACTTCCCGCGACTTCTAAAGAACATTGCTTGCGCAAAATACAGACCCATAATACCAAGGCCAATCGTAACAAGGACATTCCAGTACATGACGATAAAATTAACGTTTGTTGTGGTCATGTAAACTACCACAATGACCGTAGCAAGCGCAAAGAAACGGAGAAAATAAGTAAAGCCGTACTCGTTTGACGTAAATATGTTGTATGCTTCTTTGAGTATAGATTCCATATGGTATTGAGTATACTATATGGTAAGATATTGCTTGGTTACATATTTTCCATAGCAGTCTTCTTGCCGTGGCATTCGCGACACAGGGCAACAAGGTTGTCGACGTGGTTCGAACCGCCATGCTCAAGACGTATTTTATGATCGACCTCAAACCATGCGTTGAGTGCGGCGGAACAATCCCCGCACTTCCATCCCTGATTTGACGCAACGAACTTCTTCTTGGTCTCACTGACAGACCGTTTGGTACCCGTTTTGCCCGATTTCATTACGCGCTCCTCACGCTGCTCTTGGCGACGCTCCTCGTTACTGCCACCGAACTGAGTCGCTCCGAAATCGAGAAAGGGCGACACGGTCTTCTTTGCCACGGGCATGTTCTTGAGGCACTCATTGGTGGACTTGACAATCTCTTTGGCGCGGGTCGGATCGCGTTTGATGATCCAGTATAAGGTGTACGATACAAATACCGCCGCTGCCATTTGGTAATACTTTTTGGCAGCGAGCGCCATTTTGTAGTACTTTCCATCAGTATATATGTTTCCGACAATCGCGGCCGTGATGATAATAAATACAAGTTCTATACTCATTGCTTTGCTATATACGGATATTTTTCGTCAACTGTGCCGTACCTACAATGAAATGTATATGATAACCAATATTGCAATCACCAAGAGCATGTATACATAGTGCGGATTTTCTATTGTAAACGGTGGCGGTTCATAGTGTTTTTCATACAGCTCCGTCGCAAATGAACGCGAAATACGCGGTTTTCCAAGATGCTGATTCACCTCGTTGTGTATGAAATGAAGCCAGTGTCGGAAATCCGCACCCTTATCTAAATAGGGTGACACGGGGAATTTATCCAACAGCTTTTTAAACAAGATGCTGGCTTCCGGGTGTGGGAGAAAGAGCGGCATATTCATCACAAGATCATAATATTTTCGTTTCATTGCTCGATTTGGCTGTTCGGGATAGTTATGCGCCACGGTGTGTAGGAAAAACCAGTAATGGGGTCCCCATACTTCAGGATCGAGTGCCATGATATAGACTAAGGCGCCATAATTGTCGCGATTGGACGAACGACATAAAGATATGTATTGATATACTGCAACGATGAATGATAATTATTGCAATAATTGCGGGAAACAGGGCCACCTGTACCATCATTGTAAACTGCCCATTACCAGTAGTGGAATAATAGCGTTTAGAAATTCGGCCAATGGCATAGAGTACCTTATGATATGTCGAAAGGACACGTTGGGGTATATAGATTTTTTGCGCGGTAAATACAGTCTGTATGACCCTGTATACATTTTAAATATGGTCGATCAAATGACTATAAGCGAGAAAAATCGCATCATAGAGGAAGACTTTGACAAACTATGGAATGATCTATGGGGCATAGGCGACATCCTCAAGTACAAGAATGAAGAAAACGCGTCGCGCGAAAAGTTCAACCGACTCAAGGAAGGATACTTGCTAATGGGAAAAACGATTACCATCAAGAGCATCGTAGAAATGTCTACCAGCATATGGATAGAACCGGAATGGGGGTTTCCAAAAGGGCGTCGCAATTTCCAGGAAAAGGACTATAATTGCGCCGTTCGCGAATTCGAAGAAGAGACCGGCTACTCTTCAAAGAACATCGAGAATATCAATAACATAGGTTCGTTTGAAGAGATTTTCACGGGCTCAAACTACAAGTCCTACAAACACAAATATTACCTCGCGTATATGAAATATGAAAATACGCTAACACCCGGCTCATTTCATGACAGCGAAGTCAGCAAAATCCAGTGGATGAATATCAATGACTGTTGTGCTATGATACGCGATTATAACGTTGAAAAGATGGGCATTATACGCGGTATTGATAGTATTCTGTCAACATACATGGTATATCGTTAATGCGGTGCATATTTAACATTACATAAAAGAATGTAGTGATATTGTATAATCCATGAAACCATGTCCTCCGGGAAAAGAACGTAATCCCAAAACAAACCGCTGTGTTAAGGAGTGTGTGGACGGGTATGTAAGAAACACCGAATTCAAGTGTGTTCAAGAAAAAATACCCGCCACATCCACCTCCATTTTTGGGATTACGCCAAGTAGCATCACATCATTATTGCCTATTGATGCACAGGAGCAACCCAAACTCGACATAGATGATCGCATTGTATACAACTACGACGGGACGCTCACTGAGGATGACTACAAGGGCTATAAAAACCAGGTATTACGGGATATCTATTCCGTACTTACTTCCAAGCCTACTGGTAGGAAGTATATATATGGTCTTGGAAATCGTCCCATTCTTATCGGCGCGATTCTCAACAAGCAGAACGAACTGCGCAAAGAAAATAAGCAACCTACCATACAAGAACCTAAAAATGCCTCTGTAGAAATGGCCCTTCCGTCGGACAGTATTGAACAGATCTTGTCTGCGCGCGAGGAATTGCCCGACGCCGAACGTAACAAGGTTGTTATGCCAGAGGTGCCCGATGATCTTGAAAAGATTGATGACAACTACATGGCGAACATGGGTCAGAAAATCCCCTCATTTATCCTCGACAAAGATGTCGGGGATGCTGATTTTGAAAACGACCTTGGTGCGGCGCCCGTCGATGTTGAATCGGGCGAATACAACGAATACATGCGTAAAAAAGAGCTGTATGAATCGCGTAACATTGAGAATCTACCGGAACTGTATCCGACACTCGACGACCCGGAGTTCAGTGTAAAAATTGCCCATAAGCAGGAGTTTGCGGATACGCGCTATCGAGACGGTGCCGGCGATATTGAGGAAGAAGCCAAAAAATACGAAAACGCAGAGTTTGAACTCTCTCCCAACCAGCTGTTTGTTAAGAACTTCATGGCAGCAGAGACGCCGTATAAAGGCCTGCTTTTATATCATGGCGTGGGTACCGGCAAGACATGCAGTGCCATTGGGGTCGCTGAAGAAACCCGACGCTACAACAAACAAAACAATATCCGGCAGCGCATCATCATTGTTGCATCGCCTAATGTGCAAAAAAGCTTTATGAGTCAGCTGTTCAATGAATCGCGTCTTGAGAAGGTGGACGGATACTGGAATATCCAGGCATGTGTAAGCAAGCAGCTGATCGACGAAGTGAATCCCACCAATACCAAGGATGTTGAAAAGGACGTTATCGTGAGACAAATACAAAATCTTATCAAAACCAGCTACCTTTTTATGGGATACGTGGAATTCTCGCGCTACATGCAAAAAACAATGACCATTGACGACGAGACCGCAAATGCGGCTGATAAGAAGCGTCGCGAAATACAAGCAATCCAGAAGACCTTTGATAACCGTCTTGTGATTGTCGACGAAGCGCATAATATTCGTACCACACCCGATAACAAGAAGAAGCAGATCGGAAATCTTTTCTTACGAGTGGCAAAGCACAGCCGTAATATGAAAATCGTTCTATTGTCCGCAACGCCCATGTACAACTCACAGACCGAGATTGTGTGGATGACAAACCTCCTTAATGCAAACGACGGACGCAGTACCATCAAGGAGTCGGACGTTTTTGTAAATGACGAGCTCCGCGAAACACCACTTGTGGAAGGTCAGGAAAATGGGCGCCAGCTGCTTGAGCGAAAACTTACAGGATACGTATCGTTTGTCCGTGGTGAGAACCCTTATTCGTTCCCTTTTCGCATCTATCCTGGTGTGTTCGATTCGCAAAAGGTGATTACGGACTACCCAACCGTCCAATTTAATGGGATTGAAATCACCGACCATTTGAAATATACTCAGGTCTATCCTCACAAAATGAGAGGACAACAGTTGGAAACGTATAAAAATGTTATTGAAACACTCAAGGGGTCCGAAAAAATTAATATGGAAAATATGCAGACGTTTGGGTACACCCTTTTGCTCAAACCCATTGAGGCCAATGTAATTGCTTATCCGACCAAGTCGCGCGTGGGTCGCGATGGGTTTGCTGAAACCATGGATTTTAAGATGGAGACGATTCGACGCGACGAGAACGTGCTAATGATGAAACATCACTACAGTTACAAAGAGGATATTCTCAAGAAATACGGGCGCATATTTTCCGAGAAGGTGCTCCGAGATTACAGCGCAAAAATATCCAGTATCTGTGAGACGGTTAAAAAGAGTACCGGTATTGTGTTGATATACAGCCAGTTCATTGATAGCGGCATCGTCCCTATGGCCCTTGCACTCGAAGAAATGGGGTTTGGACGTTTCAGCACGACCGCTGGCGTGAAATCTTTGTTCAAGACCGCGCCCGTAGACGGGATTGATTCAATCGAGATG